TCCTTGACGTGGCAATGGATAGCGGAGTAGCGAAGCAGTACCAAATCTTGGTGGCTGGTGAGAACGCACGCTTCGCTCGTAACGTAGGTGAGAAGGAACTGCGTGAGCTTAATTTCACGGAGTACACCCACACATTCAGCTACGAGAATATCACCGATAGCTGGAACCTCGACCTATTTGATGGGGATATCGTGTACGCTCCTGTCGACACCCGTGTCTTTGCAAGCGATACGCTATTCGCTCCGCAGCAGTTGACCACCCCGATGTGGGAAACGGACTTCTTTCCTACGATGAAGTCGAGCATCGTGTTCCAGCAAATCCTATCAGAGGCGGGGTATAGCGTAGACACCAACATCGGAATCTTCGACAACGAGAAGTTCTCTACCCTGTACCTACTTTGCTACAACAAAGAGGGCCTTGTGCCTTTGGAGGCATCGTTCAATGACCGCTTGGCGCAGGTGTATTCGAGTGCTACGCTCTCAATCCCTGAGCTTACAAGTACCACACCGAGCATCATCCAATTCAACACGGAGGTCTACGACAACGGTAACAACTTCAATACCTCCACTTGGCGGTACCAACTGCCCATCATAGGGGAGTACAAGTTCAACGTGCAGGGCAACATCAGCTCATCAACTGGTGACAACGTGTATCAAATCACGATGTACTTGGGCAACACGGCAATCCAAACCAAAGACGTCATCACGGTTGGTGCGTTCTCGATTGACTTCGTGCATTCGTTTATGAACCTTACAACGAGCGACCTTGTGTCGTTCCGTATTGGTGGCATTGACTCTGGAGGTACGCTTGATGCTTCGTGCCAGATGACGGTCATAAGCGCACCCGACTACCCCACAGGGCAAGACGTAGACCCATCGATGTTCCTGCCTAAGATGAAGCAAAAGGACTTCGTTGCTGGCTTGGCTAAGATGTTTAATCTAGTGTTCGTACCGAGCAAGGAGATTCCAAACCGCCTGAACGTATACGCTTACGATGAGTGGATTGGGGATGGTGCGGTACGCAATTGGAACGAGATAGTCGATATCAGCCAACCCGTAACGATTAAACCTACCACAGAGCTGCAAGGCAAGACCATCAAAATGCTGATGGCTAACGGCAACTCTATTTTGGACAATGCCTACAATTCAGCATTCGGAATACCACACGGAAGCGTAGAGGTAGAGGACACGAACAACCAGTTCGCAGATAGCGAGATTGTCATAGATACTCCGTTTGCTGCTACCATCACCAATCGCATCAACTCCAATACCACCTTCGAGGTGATTCAGATGTTCGATGCAGAGGGCAAGCCTATCGACTCACCACCACGCCTGTTGTACTACAAGGGCTTGAATGGCACCTCGAACTACTACATCTTCCGTAGCACCGATGGCACGTTCCAATCGCAGATTGAGTACCCCATCTTCAACGTGACGTACGATAGCACGTTCACCGCAACATACGGAATACCGCAGGTAGAGGGAACCAAGCCACCAAAGAGCAACCTACTCACTGACTTCTACGCTACCTACCTGCTTGAGTTATATGCAAGCGATGCAGTGATGATGGAGGTCAGTATAGTGCTTGAGCCTTCGGACTTGTTCTTGCTGAACCTGAACGACCAAGTGTACTACGATGGTGAGTATTGGCGCATCAACAAAATCATGGGCTACGACCCTGACAAGATGACGGGCAAGGTGGAGCTATTCCGTGCCTCGTTTGTGAACTCATCGCTCTGCGCTAGCACGGTGACCAGCCTGAATAACAATGGCACGGTGACCTTCAGCGGTGCCGCTACGCAGCAATGCTGCGAGTTCTACGGCTACAAGTGGAGCGACAATACGTGCTACTGGCGCACCAGCAAATACGTTGCGTCTAAATCAAAGGGATTGGTTGGGATTGAGAAGGCCCCTATTGCCAACGTAACGACCAACACCACCCGCCCTACGAATACGCAGTATTGGTACGAGGCCGTGAGTGACCTTGAGGCTACTACGTTTAGGTGTGTGCCGCTGCACAACTACGCCACTCCGCTATTCGATATGGCTGAGGGTGACCATCAGATTGTGCGCATCACGTTGACCTGTCAAACCTACTCGTATCAAACGGACTACACGATTGTGAGGGGAGCAGCATCCGATACGATACACGGACTCCACAACACAGGCTCTGACCGATACAACGTAACAATCCAGACGGTGAATGGCTTTGCTTCGTTCTTGCAGTTGGAGCATCAGGGCGGTACACAGGTCGCAGAAACGTGGAGCATTGTAGCCACAAGACAACAGGTGTTATGAATATAGGTTCTTTAATTACTGGTCTAAAGGGTGACCACTTCGGCATCTGCGAGGAGATTGAAATCTCAAAGGGCAAGTGGGAGGTCATTGAAAGCTGGGCAGAAGCGAAGCAACAAATCAAGAGGCAATGGCAGTCGAGAAAGTTATAAAGCTGAAGGTTGAGAATGGGGAAGCCCTGCTCAATGTACAGGAGCTAAACAAGGCTCTCGGGGACACCAACAAGAAAACCGATGCCCTAAACGAAACTATGTCCTCAGCTACTGAGGCCGTAGACAAGTACACGGGTGGTGCTGCCTCTGGCTTCAAGGCTTTGATAAGTGGCGTTCAGACCACCATCAAGGCAATGACTACCCTCAAGGGTGCGATAATTGCTACGGGGCTAGGTGCGCTTGTAGTTGCGCTTGGTGCTTTGTTTACCTACTTCACCCAGACCTCTCGTGGTGCGGATAAGTTCGCTGAGATTATGGGCGGGGTATCAGCAGCCGTCAAAGTCGTAATAGACCGTGTAATCGGTTTAGGCGAGTCGCTTGTCAAGTTGTTCAGCGGTGACTTCAAGGGTGCCGTAGAGGGCGTTAAAAACGCATTCAAAGGCTTGGGTGATGAAATCATCCGAGAGACCAAAGCAGGCGCAGCGTTAGCGAAGCAACTTGATGACATCGAAGACCGAGAGCGTGACCTCATCAAGATGCGTGCAGAGGCTAACCGAGAAATCGCTAAGGCCCGTATCATCGCAGATGATGAAACCAAGAGCATCGAGGAACGCCAGAAGGCAGTACGCAGAGCGTTTGACCTTGAGAATAACGTAGCAAAAGCCGAGCAGAAGAACGCTCAATCTTACGTCAAATACCTAAAGGAGCGCATCGCTCTTGGTGAATCTACGGATGAGGACTTGCGCAGCTTGGCAGAAGCAGAGGCTAAGGTCAACGACCTCCGCACAGAATCACTCCGTAGGCAGCGCAGGCTTGAGACCGAGCTTAAGGGCTTGCGTAACGAATCCAAAGTCGCAGCAGAGGAGGAGGCAAAGGCTATCGAGGAGCGTGAGAAGAAAGCATTTGAAGCAGCAACTGAACGCATCAAGGTAGAGCGTGAGGTAGCCGAGATTGAAAAGAAAACGGCAGCAGAGCGTAAGCTCCAGCAATCACAGAACGTGAATGCGTACAATGATATGCTGGCGCAGATGAAGGCTTCTACTGGCACCGCCCAGCAGCAAGAGCTTGCAGCAGCCAATCAGCAGTATATGCAGCTTCTAACCTTAGCCATCAAAGCGGGCAAGGACACGACTGAAGTGACTGCCGTATACGAGCAGAAGAAGAATGAAATCAAAAAGAAGTACGCTGATGAGGCCCGTGCTTTGGAGATTGCACAGGCGGCTCAGTCTGTTGAATTGGTATCTCAATCGTTTGGTGCTATCGCACAACTCACGGAAGCTCTTGGCAAGGGCAACGAGAAGAACGCTGAAAAGACCTTTAAAATCACAAAGGCTCTGCGTATCGGTGAGGCAGTAGCCAGCACCGCTGCTGCTATTATGACTCAGCTCGCAGTACCACAGGATGCCCTCACGGGTGCCAACTTCGTGAAGGCTGGTATAGTTGCGGTAACGGGTGCAGCACAGATAGCAACAATCGCAGCTACTAAATTCCAAAGAGGTGGAGGCTCAAGCGGTCGTGTATCTCAGCCATCAATCCCAACCTCTACGCCTACGGCCCAGCCACTCACGCCCAACATTCAGTTCGGAGCCACAGAGAACCAGCTCGCTGGGTTGCTTGGTCGACCTATGAGGGCTTACGTTGTAAACCAAGACATCACAAACGCTAACCAGCTTGAGCGCAGAATACGCTCCAGCGCAACAATCGGAGGATGAAAATCTACGAACTAATACTGGAAGATGACAAACTGATGGGCGTAGATGCCATCAGCATCGTTGAAAGCCCTGCTATCGAGGAGCAATTCATTGCACTATCGAAGCAACAAATCCAGTTCAAAGTACAGAACGAGGACAAGCGCATCCTAATCGGAGCAGCACTCGTACCCAACAAACCCATCTACCGATACGATGACAAGACGGGTGAGGAATACTATGTGTACTTCAGCCCTGAGACCATCCGCAAGGCGAGTGAGTTGTATATGATTAAGGGCAACCAAAACAATGCAACACTCGAACACGCAGAGGAACTGAATGGCTTGAGCGTAGTAGAGAGCTGGATTATCGAGGATGAGAACAATGACAAGAGCCGTGCCTACGGCCTAGAGTACCCCGTTGGTACTTGGGTAGTCATGATGAAGGTGAACAACGAATCCATCTGGACAGAGTACGTCAAAGAGGGTAAGGTCAAAGGCTTCTCTATCGAGGGATGGTTTGCCCAGCGTGAATCGGTTCGTGCCGAAGACCTGCAAGATGCCCTTGCTCAAATCGAGATGGCAGAGGCCGAGCATATCGCAGAGCAGTACATCTTGGGTAGCGTGCGTGCCATCATCAAAGAAGACAAGCGCAAAAAGAGCGGCAAGCGTTTAGAGATGGAGTCGTATGCTGACTACCCCGATGCGGTGAGCAATAACGCTCAGAAGGGCATTGACCTGAACGAAAAGAACGGCAACAAGTGTGCTACCCCTGTGGGCAAGATACGAGCGCAGCAGCTCGCACAGGGCAAGCCATTGTCGGTAGAGACCATCTCACGGATGCACTCGTACCTATCAAGAGCCGAAGAATACTACAACGAATCCGATACGGAAGCGTGTGGCACCATCTCATACCTGCTATGGGGTGGGCTTGCTGGCAAGCGTTGGGCAGAATCTAAACTCAAAGAACTCGGTAAGCTATGATTCTGAATACCTCGTACAAAGTCCAGACGGACGTAGTGACAGATGCCGAACGCCTAACCTACGCCATTGAGGAGGGTGCTATTGTACGCACAGAGTCTGGATATTGGATAGTGCGTGATGGTGCTTGGGTGAACCTAAACACCAGCAATGCTCAAGAGCTTGGATGGGTTCGTTGGGATGATAGCCAATACACCTCAAGCAACAAGCTCACCTTCGCTAATGGAGTGCCTACCCTGTTGCCCAATAACGGAGCAACAATCGTATCATATCTAAACACTCCTTCGGACCTGTACAACCCCACCACAGGGCGTGTATACGGCATCAAGGAGAATGATACCTACATTGCAACGGTAGTCTTCAAAGCTAGCGCAGCAAACGCCAACGCAACCTACGGAGAACTTCGCCTTGAGGGTGGCAACGGAACACCATACGAGCGACTGGCTACGACCATTAGCTTCCCACGAGGCAACGCTACGGAGCATCCATTTCACCAAGTGTTCCAATACTACGTGGATGAGGACTTCGTTACCAACGGCAACTACTGGCAACTGACGGCAGTCGGTGGTGATATTCTCGTATGGAATATTATTCTATTTATTCAACGAACTCAATCACGATGAAAGGTTTCAATCAAGGGCCTAAGCCCCCCGTACCTCAGAACTCCACCAGAGGCTGCCTATGCCCTGATGGCAAGACTTACTCTCGCAGATGCTGCGACAAGAACGATATGCACGCTCAAGGCATAGGGTTCATCGGTGGCAAAGCGCAGGAGTAAAATACCCAATTTAACCAATAATAATTTTTTAGGTATGAATCTTCAAGATGTATTCAAAAAAATCGAGCTTGCTCTAACTCCTGAGAAGGTAGAGCTGGCTTCTATGTCACTTGCTGACGGTACTATGGTCGAGGCCGAAGTATTCGAAGCAGGTGCTAATGTATTCCTCGTTGGAGGTGATGGCGAGAAAATCGCTGCCCCTGTTGGCGAGCATAGCCTTGAAGATGGTCGAGTTCTCGTTATCGAGGAGGAGGGCATCATTAAGGAAATCAAAGAGGCTGCTGAAGAAGCAACCATCGAAGTAGAGGTAGAGGCCGCTGAGGAGGTCGCTCCAGAAATGACCATCGCTGACCTTGTAGGCCTTGTAGAAGGACTGCGTGAGGAGGTTGAGATGATGAAGCAGAAAATGGCTGAGATGCCAGTTATCGAGGAGAAGAAGGAAGAAGAAGTTGCGGTAGCTATGGCTGCTCAGAAGCCCATCGTTGCTGCTCCCGTAGAGAAAAAGCACGAACTGAAATTTCACATCGGTGCAGAGCGTGTTTCAAATACCAAAGACCGAGTGTTTTCTAAACTTTTCCAATAATTAATTGTAAAGCAAAATGCCTACGACTACATCGATTACGACTACATATGCGGGCGAGTTCGCTGGCCGTTATATTTCGGCAGCTCTCCTGTCTGGTGACACCATCGCTAAAGGCGGTATCACCGTTAAGCCTAACGTAAAATTCAAGGAAGTCCTCAAGAAGGTCAACCTGAACGACATCGTTAAAGACCAAACTTGTGACTTCACCGATACGTCTACCTTGACTTTGACGGAAGCCATCCTTCAGCCTGAGTTCCTTCAGGTAAACTTGGAGCTTTGCAAGAGCGACTTCGAATCAGATTGGGAAGCCGTACAAATGGGCTACTCAGCATTCGACCAACTTCCTACTTCATTCGTTGACTACTTCATCGGTTACAACGCTGCTAAAGTAGCTGAGTGGGTTGAGAGCAAAATCTGGACTGGTTCAACTGGCAACGCTGGTGAGTTCAACGGATTCCAAACTCTGCTTGCTGCTGATACTACCGTTATCGATGTGACTGCTGCTACGGGTGGTATCACCGCTGCTAACGTAATCACCGAGATGGGTAAGGTTATGGATGCTGCTCCTAACGCAGTATTCGGTAAGGACGACTTGAAGCTTTACGTTTCTACCAACGTATTCAAGGCCTACATCCGTGCGCTTGGTGGCTTCGGAGCTTCTGGCTTGGGTGCTGCGGGTGTTGAGAGCAAGGGTAACCTTTGGTACGCTAACCAAGACCTGACCTTCGATGGCGTGAGCGTATTCCACGCTCCTGGCTTGGGAAGCAACAAGATGGTCTTGGCTCAGAAGTCAAACCTATACTTCGGAACTGGTCTTCTTTCGGACCACCAAGAGGTTAAGGTCCTCGATATGAGCGACTTAGACGGTTCAAAGAACGTACGTTTCATTATGCGCTTTACGGCTGGTGTTCAAGTTGGCTTCGGTGCTGACGTTGTATACTACGCTTAATCCGTAACCATTAAACAATGAGGGGGGCTTGGGCATTGCCCTCGCCCTCCTTTTTTAATTCCAAATAAAAGAAATGGCTTGTACACTCACCTTAGGCCGCATTGAGCCTTGTAAAGACCAAGTAGGCGGACTCAACTACGTTTACTTCATCAACTCTATTGACCTTGCTAGCGTAGCTTACGACACCGCCAACACGGATGTCATCAGCCAGCTTGCAACGGCAGCAGTATCAGCATACGCCTACGAACTGAAGGGAACTTCAAACTTCGAGCAGGCTATCAACTCTAGCCGTGACAACGGCACGACCTTCTTCGAGCAGGTGCTTAACATCGTACTCAAGAAGCAAGATGCCGAAACCACTAAGCAAATCAAATTACTCTCTTGGGCGAAGCCTATCGTTGTCGTAGAGGACAACAATGGTAACTCTTGGGTAATGGGCTTAGAACACGGCTCAGAGGTCACAGCAGGCTCTATCGTAACTGGTGCTGCTATGGGAGACCTTACTGGATACAACGTAACCCTCACGGGCCAAGAGCGTACTCCAGCTAACTTCCTGAAAGGAGCCGTTGCAAACAACCCGTTTGCTGGTCTTGCTGGAACGAAGCCTACGATTGTACGAGGATAATTCGTATATTCGCATCGTGGTGTTGTACCAACATCATTTTTCAGGTGGATGAGGGGACTTCGGTCCCCTTTTCTTTTGTATATTTGCATTGTGTTGCTAACGACCAGCACGATTGTTTGAAGGGATTGGGGGGCTTCGGCCCCCTTTTCTTTTGACTCATTCCCCACTTTGCACCCACTTGGGGTTATTTAGGTATGATTTTCCTATCATATAATGCCCAGCAGGACATCACTTTGCCCATCCGTGACTGGAAGTACGGCAATGATGACCTCACAAACTACGGAGACTACTGGCGAATCCAAGCCAAATTCATCAACAAGGACACACGGGAAGTCATCACGTACACGCTCGTAGACCCATCGTTTGATGAGGACACCAGAGAGCTGACGTTTGAATACAATAGCGCAAACCTCGACCAAGAGGTGCCGTATGTGATGCGACTCGAAGACCAACGCTACGCAGCAGGAGTCGCAAACGAATACGAAGACCGAGTGATTGCAGATTCGGGTACGATAGAATCACTAACTTGCGTTACGAATGAACTCACCGCACTTGGAGCAGATGATGCAAAGGTCTTGGCTATTGACAAGATTTATATGCTACCCAGCGGTCAGACCATCGGAACCTACCAACCCGTGCTGCAAACTACCGAGCGCACAATGAACAATGACTTTGTAATTTATGGAGAGTAACATCCGCCTTCTTAATCTGGCATCATACACCACGCCACAAGTGAGCGAGAACCCTCGCTTGAGTTGGGTTGAGTATGGTGATGACAATGACTTCTTCGGTTACCTCATCGACCTATACAACGCCAGCCCTACCAACAATGCCGTCATCACGGGAATCATCGATATGATTTACGGCAAGGGTATTGATGCGGTAGACCCTGCCGAAAACCCTGCGGGATATTTGGAGTTGAAGCGACTCATCCAACCTGAGCAGCTCAAGCGTGTGGTTAATGACTTCTATATGCTTGGCAACGCAGCATTCCAAGTAATCTACACCGCTGATAAGAGCAAGATTGCAGAGGTATACCATATGCCTGTCGAGACCTTGCGTGCTGAGAAGTGCAACGAGGAGGGTGATATTGAAGCATACTACTACGCCTACGATTGGACTAAGGTGCGTAATAAGACGCAAGCAGAGCGCATTCCTGCCTTCGGGTACGGAGCAGCAGGCGAGAAGGTAGAAATCCTCTATATGCGCCCCTATCGCAGCGGCTCGTACTACTACTCCCCCGTTGACTATCAAGGCGGTCTGCCATACGCAGAGATGGAGCAAGAGATTGCCAACTACCACATCAACAATATCAAGAACGGACTCGCTCCGTCTATGATTATCAACTTCAATAACGGCATCCCACCGCAAGAGGAGCAGGATAATATCGACTTCGCCATCAAGCAGAAGTGGAGTGGTAGCAACAATGCAGGCAAGTACATCTTGGCCTTCAACGATGATAGCCAGAAGGCGGCTACGGTGGAACCCGTGAGCCTATCAGATGCCCACCTTCAGTACGAGTTCCTTTCAAAGGAATCAACGAGCAAGATTCTAGTAGCCCACCGCATCACCTCACCGATGCTCTTTGGTGTAAAGGACAACACGGGATTGGGTAACAATGCCGATGAGATTAAGAACGCATACAACCTTTTGGACAATGCGGTAATCCGCCCCAAGCAAGAGGAGCTTGCAAGTGGCATCGACAAACTGCTTGCCTACAACAAGGTCAATCTAGACCTCTACTTTAAGACTTTGACTCCTGCTGAGTTTGCAGATGTCAAAGAGGTAGGCGATGAAGTATCTACGGAGGTCGTTGTAGACACCCCCGCTGGAGACGTACAGGAAGAACTCATCCAGAAGGAGGCATCGTACAACGGAGCGCAGATTGCAAGCTCGTTGGATATTATGCGTGCCGTGAGCGAGGGAGTGCTCACGCAAGACCAAGCCATCACGTTCCTCGTACAGATGCTTCAGTTTGAGCCAGAGGTTGCACAGGCCCTTTTTGTAGGTAACTCATCAGCGGTAATCACGCAGATGAAAGCACAGAAAGGAGGAGGGGATAGCCGCCCTTTTCTTCAGGAGGAGCTTGCTGCTGAATTGGTAGCCAAGCTCCAAGAGATTGGAGAAAGTGAAGAAGACCTACTCAAAGAGTTTGAGATGGTCGATGCTGAGCTTGTCGATGATGAGGAGGCCGAGTACGATGTAGAGGCATACCTCAACTCACGCACCGAACTAGCTGCTCAGGATAAGAGCGAGCAAGATACGGAGCGTTACAAGGTACGCTACTTCTATGCTATCGGAACTAAAGAAAAACCCAAAGGCTCAAGCCGCACTCTCTGCCGCACATTGATTGGCGCAGCTCGTGTGTACCGCAAGGAGGACATCGAGCAGCTAAGCTCTAACGGAGGCGCAGAGGCGCAAGGGAAGCCGTATAGCGTATGGCTCTACAAGGGTGGTGCTAACTGCTACCATCGCTGGGAGCGCAGGGTATACCGCAAGAAGCTAACGAAAGACGGCAAGGTATGGGGAGGCGGTACGCTCAATGGCACCGACATCATCAACGTAAACGAGGCAGTCCGTCAGGGCTTCAAGCTACCCAAGAACGCTAAGGCGGTTGCTATTGCACCCATCGAGTCGGACTATCAAGGGTACACCGCTGAGTACGCCCGTGAACACGGGATTCCCAAATAGTCGCAACATCTGATTCTTGAGGTTTATTAGTTATGGCATACGCCCTTTTTGTATCTCCTGACGACATCGTGAAGCGCACGGGTATCTCTGGTAACGTAGACCGTGACCAGATGGTGCAGTTTATTAAGACTGCCCAAGACATCCACATCCAAGCCCTGCTTGGCACTGCCCTTTACGACAAACTCAAGAACGATGTGCTAGCGAACACGCTTGCTGGCAATTACGCAACGCTGATGAATGAGTACGTTCAAGACGTATTGGTTCATTATACTATGGTAGAGCTGATGCCTTTCTTGGCGTATAAGCTGAGTAATGGTGGTGTATTTAAAAAGCAGAGCGAGAACTCAGAAGGCATCGACAAGAGCGAGCTGGAGTACCTCATCCAAAAGGAGCGAGATACGGCAGAACACTACGGCAGGCGTTTGGTCAGTTACCTGACGTTCTACGGAAGCCTGACTCCTGAATACTACGCTAACCAAAACGGGGAGATGTACCCAACAGACGGACAATCATTTCACGGATGGTACCTATGAAGTATAATATAAAGAATACCAATGTGCAGAAGCTCAAGGTGTTTTTAAGTAAGAAGAAAAAGAAGTGAGCAACTTGATTTCATGGGGCATCGTTTATTGCTCGACTTGGTTCGGCCAAGTGGATGAAACCACTTTGTCCATCCAGAACGAATCAGCACCCCCATGCTTTGCCCCTGTTAACGAAATCGCTGATGAGTTCGTTGACCGAGTTACTGCTGATGGTGGTGTTGTAGAAGGCTACGATTGCTTGGTAGGGGCATTGCAGGATTTAGGAGAAGACACCTACTACGATATTTTTGATACTTACATCCAGCGTATGACCGATGACGGAGCAACATTGGAGGGAGAAGAATGCTTGATTGACCAACTATTTATTTTGAACTGATGAGCTATTTTGACGATGCCAGCTTGGTAATGATTCCAAGCGGATACAAAGACCAGAAGGTCTACTCGGTGAAGCCTTTGGATGGGTCGGGTGACCTTACGTTCAGCCGTGCCTCAAGTGCAACCCGTGTTGCAAGTAATGGCCTTATTGAGAAGGTGCGGACTAATTTACTTTTGCAGTCAAACACCTTTAGCACCACTTGGACTAATAACAATAGCACCGAAACAAGTGGACAAGCTGGTTATGACGGAACAAACAATGCTTGGTTTTTAACTGCTGCAGGCACATCAAGTGCTTTCATTGAGCAAAGCATTACAAATAGTGGGCTAAAAAACTATTCAGTATATTTAAAAAAGGGAACTTCAAGTTTTGCGGCTTTAACATTTGAGGGTACTGGCGGAGGATTTTCCTACTTTAATTTAAATACTGGGGCAGTAGGCACTTCTTCTGTTGTAACGCCATCTATTCAATCAGTTGGTAGCGGTTGGTACAGATGTTCTATTTCTGCTGCACCAAGTGGCATAACTGGTGTGCGCATTTATGTTACTGACGCTGACAATTCAACAAACGTAACAAACGGAAATAACATCCTAATGCAAGCCGCCCAGCTTGAGGATGGCGACATCGCAACAGACTACATCGCCACCACCAGCGCAGCAGTAAGCGTTGGCCCTGTTAGTGGTTTACCCCGTTTGGACTACCTTAATAGCAGCTGCCCACGCTTGATTTTAGAGCCCCAGCGTTCCAACCTACAGCTAAATAGCGAAAGTTTTGATAACGCAACTTGGACAAAAACCAATAGCGTAGTAACCGCAAATCAAATCGCTTCTCCAGACGGATATGTTAATGCGGACAAGTTGGATGAAACTACTGCAAACAACATACACCAGCTTGAAGCGTCAAGAACTGTAACGGCAGCAGCCTACACAATGAGCGTTTTCGCTAAAAAAGGAGAGCGAAATTTTGTTAGGTTGTACGAGGATACCACGTCAAATGGTGCTTACTTTAACTTAAATACTGGTGTTGTTGGTACTGTTAGCGGCCCTACCGCAACAGCAAAGATTGAGAACTATGGCAACGGCTGGTACCGTTGTTCGTTGACATATACTGAAACTGGTACTTTTGGTCGCTATCGTATTGTTGTTGCCAAGCAAGATAATGAAGATTATTACGCTGGGACTGCTGGCTACGGCATATACATCTACGGAGCCCAGTACG